GGCGGAAGCATCACGGGCCGCGGTGCGGATTTATTAATCATTGATGATCCCCACTCGGAACAAGACGCGCTGAACGTGAATGCGTTGGACAGAACGTGGGAATGGTATACCTCGGGTCCTCGTCAGCGTTTACAACCCGGTGGTATTATTGTCGTGGTCATGACGCGGTGGAACATGAAAGATTTAACAGGACGATTAATCAATGCACAAAAAGAAACCAAAGCCGATCAATGGGAGGTCATTGAGTTTCCCGCTATCTTGCCGAACAACAAACCGGTATGGCCCGAGTATTGGAAGTTAGAAGAATTAGAATCGGTCAAAGCATCTTTGGCTATTGGTAAATGGAATGCACAGTATCAACAAAATCCGACAGCAGAAGAAGGAAGTATCATTAAACGAGAATGGTGGAACCTATGGGAGAAGGACCTCCCCCCGCTGTATCATGTGATACAATCCTATGATACTGCTTTTTTGAAAAAAGAAACCGCAGATTTCTCGGCAATCACGACGTGGGGTGTTTTTTACCCAACCGAGGACAGCGGACCGAACTTGATTTTGTTAGATGTCGTCAAAGATCGTTTCGAGTTCCCTGAGCTACGGCGCGTGGCCCTCGAACAGTATCAATATTGGAAACCCGAAAGTGTTATTGTAGAGGGTAAGGCAAGTGGAATGCCCTTGACTTTTGAGTTGCGTAAACAAGGAATACCCGTTATAAATTATACACCGAGCCGTGGAAACGATAAGCACGCTCGTGTCAATGCCGTGGCACCACTATTTGAGTCAGGGCAGATATGGGCAACCGACGATAAGTTCACAGAAGAAGTTATTGAAGAATGTGCAGCTTTCCCGTATGGTGATCATGACGACTTGGTCGATAGTATGACACAAGCAGTCATGAGATTTAGACAGGGAGGGTTTATTGAGCATCCCGACGATGAAGATGATACACCCTTACCACAACAACGGAGAGTATATTACTAATGGGAAGTAAACCAAAAACATCACAACAACAAGGTAAAAGGGGAATCTTCGGAATGGGACCTGGACAATCATTGGCTATGGCGGGTAATACTGGATTAGCTACCATGGAACAAAAACAAGCAGAACAAATACAACAAGGATTAAAAAACTTAGGTCAACCCTCAAGCTTTAAATCAATTGGACAAAATGTTGATGAAGTTGGTTCTAAGTATCGAAGACCTGCGGATGTAGACTCCTACGCGAGGGACATGCAACAACTAAATGAAGCTTTAGCTGCGGGAGGAAAATTTTTTAGAGGTCCAGATGGAATTGAAAGAATTAATTTAAATAAAACAGGTATAAAAGATGATCAAGGTAGAACTATTTTATCAAAACAAATTCCTAATTTAAACGCAATGGCTCCAAGCCTAGGACAGCTTGGTGGAGATATTGGAAGAGCGATCACAGGTTATGATAGTTTGCAATACACAGACCCTGATAAATTAGGTATTAATAAAATGGAAATGGTTCGAAGTCCTGGTATGATAGATGCTGTAGCTCAGGTTGCGGTCCCCGGTCGAACGGCAGCGAGAATAGCAAAAGATTTATATGGCACAGCTAAAGATTTTTTATTTCCTATTGAAGAAGAGGAAGAAGAAGAGTTTCAAAGTTTAATACCCAGAGATATTACAATTGATGAAAGAGTATCAACTCCGATTTCAGAAAAAGGAAATTCTTTTGCTTATCCCATGGGAACACCAACTAGAGAAGAATCAGGAAATTCTTTTGCTTATCCCATGGGAACACCAACTAGAAGTTTTTATGAAAGACCCACACCTCCTGTTACAATAACACCTAACATGCCTGGTGGTACCGGTAATGCAACAAATAATCAACAACAACAAGACACAGATTCAGACACGGATTCAGACACAACTCAGGATGAAATGTCAGAGTATGAATCAATGAGTCGACGATATTTAGAAATGGCAGGATTCACACAACAACAAATTGATGAGATTATGGCATCACAAGGATACGCGTCAGGTGGTTTGATACCACCAGAAAAAGGACCGATGTCCGCGGGTGTTGCTTCTTTATTCAAAAACAAGTAAGGTTATTAAATGGCAGAAATAGATAAAGCATTACCTAATGTAAAAAAAACAACTGTAGAACTTCCAGGTGAAGACGATCTTACACAAGTGATTGAAGAACAACTACAACAAGATCAAGACACCCCTAATAATATTGAAATTATCGAAACCGACGAAGGAGGAGCTGAAATATCTTTTGACCCCTCTAAGGTTATGATGGAGGGAAGTGAAAATCATTTTGCTAATTTAGCAGAATATTTAGAGGATGATGTTTTAGGACCTTTGGGTAGTGAACTCAAAGAAATGTATTTAGATTACAAATCTTCTAGAAAAGATTGGGAACAAACATACACCGAGGGTTTAGATTTATTAGGTTTTAAATACAAAGAACGAAGTGAACCCTTTCAAGGATCTAGTGGTGCAACACATCCTGTTCTCGCTGAAGCTGTCACACAATTTCAATCACTAGCATACAAAGAATTATTACCAGCCGATGGACCTGTGCGAACACAAATTTTAGGTGCTCCTAGCACCGCTAAGGAACAACAAAGCGAACGTGTCAAAGAATTTATGAACTATCAACTCATGTCAGAAATGAAAGAGTATGAACAAGAGTTTGACCAAATGCTTTTCTATCTTCCCCTCGCAGGCTCGACATTTAAAAAAGTGTACTACGATGAATTATTAGGTCGAGCCGTCTCAAAATTTGTACCCGCAGATGATTTGTTAGTACCTTATTCTGCAACCAGTTTAGAAGATGCTGATAGCATTCTTCACAAAATAAATATTTCTGAAAACGATTTACGTAAACAACAAGTAGGTGGCTTCTATCGAGATATAGAAGTATCAGAAGCATCTAGTGAAGATGATTCTATTGCCGCTAAGGAACGAGAACTTGAAGGTATTCGTAAATCAGAAAAAGCTCCCGACATGTACACACTTTTAGAATGTCACGTTGATTTAGACTTAGAAGGTTTTGAAGATACAAATCCTGAAACAGGAGAAGCTACAGAAATAAAGCTACCTTACATTGTAACTATTGAAGAAGGTAGTAGAGAAGTTTTATCTATTCGTAGAAACTACGAAGCACAAGATCCTAAGAAAAAAAGAATTAATTACTTTACACATTTTAAGTTTTTACCAGGTTTGGGTTTTTATGGCTTTGGTTTAATTCACATGATTGGTGGATTATCTCGAACTGCTACAACAGCCCTACGACAGCTTTTAGATGCTGGGACTCTTTCTAATCTACCCTCAGGTTTTAAAACACGCGGTATCCGAGTACGAGATGAAGCACAAGGTATTCAACCTGGTGAGTTTAGAGACGTCGACGCTCCAGGTGGAAATCTTCGTGAATCCTTTATGCCTCTTCCTTTCAAAGAACCTTCTGCAACCTTACTACAATTAATGGGTATTGTGGTAAACGCCGGACAACGATTCGCGTCTATCGCTGATATGCAAGTAGGTGATGGTAATCAAGGAGCTGCTGTTGGTACAACCGTGGCATTACTAGAACGTGGTTCTCGTGTGATGTCGGCGATACACAAAAGATTATATAATTCTCTAAAAGGAGAGTTCAAACAATTAGTAAGAATCTTCTCACTCTATCTACCACCAGAATATCCTTATGATGTGGTAGGCGGTCAACGAATGATTAAGCAAACTGATTTTGATGAGCGTATTGATATTTTACCTGTTGCTGATCCTAATATCTTTTCTCAAACACAAAGAATTAGTTTAGCACAAACACAATTACAATTAGCTCAAACCAATCCAAAGATTCACAATTTATATCAAGCGTATAGAAGTATGTATGAAGCGGTGGGTGTTAAAAATGTTGATTTAATTCTACCTCCACCACAACCCCCACAACCCATGGACCCTAGTATGGAACATATTCAAGCCATGGCAGGAAAAACTTTTCAAGCTTTTCCTAAACAAGACCACAAAGCCCACATTGATGCTCATTTAAATTTTATGGGTACAAGCATGGTTAGAAATAATCCTACAATTATGTCAGTAGTACAAAAAAATATACTAGAACATATTTCTTTGATGGCTCAAGAACAGATTCAACTAGAATTTAAAGATGAAATTATTCAATTACAGCAAATGCAGGCACAAATGCAACAACAAGCAGCAACAGGAATGCCTGCACAACCTAACCCAATGATGGAACAACTACAAATTACTATAGAATCAAGAAAATCTAAGCTCATTGCAGAGATGACTAAAGACTTTATGGAAGAAGAACGCAAAATTAACTCTGCAGAAGACGTTGATCCACTAATTAAGTTAAAAGGCAGAGAAGTAGACCTTCGTGCGATGGAAAATGAGCGTAAAAAAGACGAAGGAGAACAAAAATTAGAGATAGAACGTGCAAAATTAGTTCAAGATCAGATAAAATTTGATGAAAAAATGGAACAAAACGACGAACATCAGTCTTTAAGGGCCGGTGTATCTCTAGCCAAGTCAGGAATCTCTAAAATGCAGGTTATGACTGGAAATAAATCCTAAAAAAGGATAAAATTACAACAAAGGAGCTAAAGATCATGAAAAGTATGAGCAAAAGACCGATCGATCATCAAATGTTTGTTGACAAGGACGGTTATAAAAAAGGCGGAGTCGAAATTGAAATGACAAAACCTAACGAGACTCAGACAGAAAAAGTAGGCGGACAAAGACGCATGCTTTCTGAGAAAAAGCGTAGTGCCAAGTGGTACTAATTTAAAAAAGGAGGATATCATGATGATATTTGGATGGAACCCAATTGATAAGTGGAAAAATCTTAACAAAAAGGGCAAACTATTCGTAGTCGCTGTTGCAATTGTTGCTATAGTGGCAATCGTTAAAGGTATTTAATAATGCTATCTAAACTATTAGGCGGATCTTTAGTAGACACTGTTGGTAAAGTCATCGACAGTGTCCACACTTCAGAAGAAGAAAAACTTACCGCGAGAAATAAGCTTAAAGAACTAGAAAACGAGATTAACTCCAAACAAATGGATATTAACTTAGCTGATGCTAAGTCCACTGCCACTGGTATTGGTGGTATCATGCAACGGTCGTGGCGCCCCCTCATCGGGATGTCATGTGCGTTAGCTATAATGTGGGAGTACGTCTTAAAACAGTTTATTATGTTTGGTTTAGCTGCATTTAGTGTAGATCATGCACCTTTACCTGAGCTTGACATGTCGACTTTATTTCCGCTCGTTACAGCTTTACTCGGAATGGCCGGCCTTCGCAGCTTCGAAAAATCTAAGAAAATTACGAAATGACCAAATGCATAAAATGTGGTTGTATGTGTCATTGCGGTACAACTTGTATGTGTGAATGCGCTATTTGTAAACATGAAGAAACAAAAAGTTAATAGCACTATTGATCATGTAGTTAAAAAGACTACAATAGGAAATGGTAGAATAAGTACATCTACCATGAATAAACATAAGCGACGAAGCTTTAAACCATATAGGGGACAAGGACGATGACAAAAAAAAACTTAAAACCAGTTCCACCAAAGAATAAGGGACTAAAAAAATTACCTAAACCTGTTAGAAATAAAATGGGTTTTATGAAAAAAGGTGGCAAAGTAAAATAATGGCTAAATTATGTGCAAAAGGTAAAGCTGCAGCGAAGAGGAAATTTTCAGTCTACCCTAGCGCGTATGCAAACATGTATGCTAGTGGTGTCTGCTCAGGAAAAATAAAACCTGGTGGCAGAAAAAAGAAAATGGACGGAGGATCAGTTAATAGTGTTTCACAGTCTCGTAAAAAAGTTTCTAGCTATAGTCAAGGCGGTGTCGCCAAAGCCTGTGGTGGTGTTATCGAAGGTAAACGAAAGGTTACTCAAAAATTCTAATGGCTCAAGGAGGACTCAGAAAATGGGTGTCCGAGAAATGGGTCGACATTGGTGCTCCCAAAAAAGACGGAAAGTACCAGCCTTGCGGGAGATCAAAAGGGTCAAAGCGAAAATATCCGAAGTGTGTCCCCCTAGCGAAAGCGAGATCAATGAGCAAATCTCAAAAAACATCCGCCGTCAGAAGAAAACGCGCAGCAGGAAACACAGGGCCAAAACCAACTAACGTAAAAACATTTTCAAAGAAAAAATGACAATTAGAAAAACTACAAAAGGACCTGGAGCAAATTATAGACCAACTAAGTCTGGTGCTGGTATGACAGCTAAAGGTGTTAAAGCTTATAGAGCTGCCAATCCTGGTTCTAAATTAAAAACAGCGGTCACCGGTAAAGTTAAACCTGGTAGTAAAGCAGCGAAGAGAAGAAAATCATACTGCGCAAGATCACTAGGACAACTTAAAAGGTCTTCTGAAAAAACAAAAAATGATCCTAATTCTAGAATAAGACAAGCACGTAGACGTTGGCGGTGTTAGATGAAACTACTTGTAACAATTCTGTTTTTCTTCACACTAACAGCTACAATAACCGATGTAAAAGCTGAGACGAACACCGTTTCTAGCACGGTTGTAACCAATTCAACACCTCCTACAGCTTCCGCTCCAACTATCATGAATAATAATAGTGATATATGTAAAATTGGAATTGGAGCTAGTGTGCAAAATAATGTTTTAGGATTAGCTTCAGGTTATGTCGTTACAGACGAATTTTGTGAGACTCTCCGTGCCAGTCGTGCTATGTATCAATACGGCATGAAAGTCGCGGCGGTGGCATTATTATGTCAAGACCCTCGTGTCTGGGACAGCATGCTCGATGCAGGAACTCCGTGCCCAGCAGAAGGAGCCATAGGAGCTGAAGCGGCTACTTATTGGAAAATCAATCCTGATAAGATCCCTGTTGGATCTAAATTTAGAGAAGACTATATAGCTCAAACAAAACCACAAACACAGGAGTTTAGTGATGTACAACAAACTGCTTTATTTAAAACTTTGTTTATTCTTACTACTGGTCTCCTTTTATTCTAAAGCAGATACTTGCTTACCTGATGTAGAAGGACTTTGTACTCCTGGTGTTACTATTGAAGAAGATGTTACTGTAGAAAAAACAGAAGAAGATAAAGGTACAGAAATTATCTATACCACAACCACCACTACAACCACGACTACAACAACTGTCACTAATGAAGATTCAGGAGACATTCTTGATGGTGATAATGATTATGTCACTACAAGCAAAGAAGGTGATATGGATTACGATTGGGGTGGTCAAGGCCCTGCAAGTATACCAAGTGGCAATAGTTGCGGACAGTTAGGTTCAGATAAATGCGCACAGATTACAGGCAGCGGTAATTCAACTTCTAATATGGGTGTTGACGGTATGGGTACAACATTTGTTAATACGATTGACATTTCTGATTTAAGCATAGACAAGGGTGGTCAAGTTAGATATTCCATAGAAGTTGATAAACAAGATGCTCAAGATCGAATCTACATGCACATTACAGGAACTAATGGAGGGACTACAGTCTTTTCAGGCACTGATATTTTGTCTGAATCTGGAGTTTCGTCAGGCTATCAATCATACAATGGAGCTTTCGATTTCAGTGGCGTTTTAAAAAGTTTAACAATTGAAATAGGGGGTAGGGATATCAATCTTGCTATAGGTCCTTTATTTGACGATGTATCGGTCAATGTATTCTACAACGTTATCAATACGATTATTGAACAACAAATCACTTCAGTAGAAGAAATAGTTTATCTCAATATCTTTGATCCTGTAGAAATAGAATATGCTACAGAGATTATTGAATTTAATGATGTCGTTGTTGATGATGCGGGAGACGTGAGTTTTGAACCTATAGAACCTCAACAAGAAGAAGTTTCTTATGAAACGGTTGAGGTAGAAATACAAGAAATACAAACAGATTTTGAAGTAGATATACCAGAACCTGAAACACAAATGGCAGAAGTAGAAATGGAAATTGAAGCAGAATTAGAAGAAACAATTGAAGTAGCTAGTGTCGAAGAGACCAAAGAAGAACCTTCAGAAAAGCCTGTTGAAGAAACTAAAGAAGAAGTTCCTGTAGAAAGTGAAAGTAGTCCTGAACCTGTAGAAGAAAAACCTGAAGAGGTTGAAGAACCAGAAGAAAAACCTGCAAAAGAACCTTCAGCAAAAGAAAAAGCAGCTACGAAAATAGTTAAAGATATTGATGACAAAGAACGTTATGATGACACTGCTCAAACAAAAACATTACTTGTAATGCAGATATTAGGGGATACAAAAACCTTCTTTACTCCTACTCAAAGCTTTACAGAAGTAGATGTAGGGGAGTATTTAAACAAGACATTAGAGGATCAATATGGTATGTTATTTGATATGGCACAAGAAAATACAATTCAGGAGATGATAAATGGCCAGTATTGAGTATCAGGGAATTAAGTTTTCTGGAGGAAAATTCTTTATTATCTTATCCTTATTAGGTGCAATCATCGGTGGTGGTTGGACAGTGTATAAGTTTTATGATGATTACCTTGATATGAAAGCCAAGATAGAAGAATACACAGCGCCTGATTTATCTAAATATGATGAAGAAATAGCAGTTTTGAAATCAGAACTAGATATGATATTAGATGAAATTAACTTAGTGGCCTCTGTAGCGCGTGACCTTAAAGGAGACATGAAGCTGGATTTACGCAACGCTAGTAATGACATCCGTCACATCACCGAAATTGTAAATGACATCGAGGACAGACAAAAAGCAGATACAAGAGAAATATTTGATGAGCTAAAACTTATTGAAGAAAGTCTTGACTTACAGATAAATAAGGCTTTAAATAACCCTTTAAGCGGTATGTCCGCAAAAACAAAATAGGAGTTCATTATGTGTTCATGTAACGGTCAATGTATTTTAGGTAGATGAAACTAGAAATTAAAACGGTATTACCTTATCTTGTGCTACTTGGCACTTTAGCTATGACATGGGGCATGTGGTCAGAACGTTTAAATGCAGTTGAAACTAAAGCAGATAGTGTTGCAGAAATGCAACAGGACATTGCTGTTATAAAAGTACAAATACAAGCGATTGATGAAAAGATGGCTTGGATGGAAGAGTTTTTAATTAAAAATTATAGTGAGTTTTAATGGCTATAGGACGTGCACAAATGAAACAACAAATCATGAAACCAGGTAAAAAGAAAAAAATAAAGAAAGTAATTAAAGGTTTAAAAAAAGCATCTAAATTACATGCAGGCCAAGCAAAAACATTAAAAAAAGTTATTACCTAATGAATCGTAGGTAATTCAAAATCAAATTCAACAATAACTGTTAAATCTTCAGCTTCCGTTTTCGGATCATTCATGATATAAAAATATACGAAAGGAAAAATAATGGAAGAATTTAATGTAGTTTATAAGCTGCAGAGATATTTAAAACAATCAATTGAGGACTGCAAAGATACTGTTATGTCTGGTGTTGACAGTCTTGAAAAATATCAATATCTTGTGGGAAAAGTTCAAGGATTTGAACAAACGTTACAGGAAATCTCTAACCTGCTAGAAAATAAGGAGCAAAACGATGAATGATGTAAAACACGCATTACAAGAGAAATACAAAGAAGAAAATAAAAAACAAGTCGAAGAAGATAAGAAAAAAGTCAGAGCAGAAAACCTTTCTGAAGAATTATTAGAAAAGCTGCCCAACCCTTCTGGTTGGAGAATACTGGTATTACCTTTTGAACCTAAAGACAAAACTAAAGGTGGTATTATTATAGCTCAAGAATCATTAGACAAATTACGCATAGCCACGAACTGCGGTTATGTTATCAAGGTTGGACCATTGGCCTATAAGGACGAAGAGAAGTTCTATACAGGTCCTTGGTGCAAAAAAGGTGATTGGGTAATTTTTGCTCGATACGCCGGATCACGACTCCCGATTGAAGGTGGAGAAGTGCGATTACTAAACGATGATGAAGTCTTAGGAACAATTAGTAACCCTGAAGATATTCTACATCATATATAAACATAGGAGAAAACTATGCCCGAAGAACTAAGAAAAGAAGAACCGATGGTTGACGTCGGTGAAACAGAAGGAGCAGAAATAGATTTAGATAAAGATAATTCTGTTCAAGAACAAAAAGAAGAATTACAGGTTGAAGAAACAACTGATTCGGGGGAAGAAACAAAAGAAGAAGAAACAAAAGAAGAAGCACCACAGAAAGAAGAACTTGAACAATATAGTGAAGGTGTTAAGAAAAGAATTGCAAAACTAACACGTAAAATGCGTGAAGCGGAACGTCAGAAAGAAGAAGCGATTGCCTATGCACAAACTGTCACAAATAAACAAAAAGAACTACAAGATAAATATCAAAATTTAGATACTAATTATGTTTCTGAATTTGAAAATAGAGTTAAATCTAATCTTGAAGCAGCTAAAATAAAGTTGAAAACAGCAATTGATGCACAGGATGTCGATGCTCAAATAGCAGCACAAACAGAGATATCTTCTTTAACAATGGATGCCGCAAGGGTAAATCAAGTTAAATCAGCAAGACCTCAAAAAACACAAGAAGAACCAGTACAACAACCTGTGCCTCAACAACAGGGATATGCTAATCCATCACAGTTGAAACAAGCAGCGCAGGAAATGGACCCTAAAGCAGAAGCTTGGGCGTCTAAAAATACGTGGTTTGGTACTGATAATGCAATGACTTATACAGCATTTGACATACATAAGAAGCTAACCGAGGAAGAAGGGTATGATCCTTCTAGTGAAGAGTATTATCAAGAAGTGGATAAACGGATAAGACTTGAATTTCCTCAAAAATTTGGTACAACAGAAAATACTACACAAGAGAAACCTTCTCAAACTGTAGCATCAGCCAAACGTCCGGGTATGGTAGGACGCCGTAAAACTGTGAAACTCACACCATCACAGGTCGCAATAGCTAAACGATTAGGTGTGCCACTTGAAGAATATGCGAAACAATTAGTCGCGAAGGAGGCATAAGCATATGGAAAACGAAACAAAAATAAACAAAACTTCCCGCGCGAGTCAAACTCGAGAGAAAGACTCTCGACCTAAAGTTTGGACTCCACCATCATCTTTAGATGCACCCCCTGCTCCAACAGGATTTAGACACCGTTGGATAAGAGCTGAAAGTATGGGAGTTGATGATACTAAAAATATCATGGGTAAAATGAGGTCTGGATGGGACTTGGTGAGAGCCGATGAATATCCAGAAGGAGATTTCCCTTCTGTACAAGACGGCAAACATTCTGGGGTAATCGGAGTTGGTGGCCTACTGCTGGCTAGGATACCGGAAGAGATCGCGCAGTCTCGAGAACAATACTTTAAACAACAAGTAGCTGATCGAGAACAAGCAGTTGAAAACGACCTTATGAAGGAACAGCATAATGCGATGCCGATCAATCAAGATCGACAAAGCCGTGTAACTTTTGGTGGCTCCAAGAAGAACTAATCTTTTAGTTATTCCGAACCATCAACTAAACTAACAAAGGAGTAAATACAAATGGCAAATAATGACAGTGCATTTGGTTTAAAACCTGTTGGTAAGGTTGGACAAAACGCAGATAACCAGGGTATGTCCGAATACCAGATAGCAGACAACGAAGCGTCTTCTATCTTTCAAGGTGACCCGGTTATACCACAAGCCTCTAACACAGGTTTTATTGATGTGGCAGCTGCTGGGGACGCACTACTTGGTGTGTTCTGGGGTGTAAATTATACAGACCCAACAACTGGAAAACCAACATTTAGAAACCACTATACACAAACAAATATCACTTCTGGTGATATTGACGCTTTCGTATATGACGATCCATACGAGAGATTTGAAGTACAGGGAGACGGTGCTTCAGCAAGAACTGATATATTTAAAGTGGCAGATATCGTGTACGCTACTGGTTCAACAATTAATGGAACATCCAATGTTGAATTAGACGTATCTGATTTAGCTGCAACAGATGGCCAATTAAGAGTCATCGGTATATCAACTGATCCCGACAACAGCGATTTAGGTTCAGCTAACGTGAACTATATCGTTTCAATTAACGAGCATACGCTCAAGCAGGAATTATAGGAGTAATTAAATATGGCTATATCACGTAATCAACTCGTTAAAGAGTTAGAGCCAGGTTTGAATGCACTATTCGGCTTGGAATACAATCGTTATGAAAATCAACACGAGGAAATCTTTACTAAAGAAACTTCAGACAGAGCTTTCGAAGAGGAAGTAATGTTAAGTGGCTTTGGTAATGCCAGTGTTAAACCAGAAGGCTCTTCAGTTGTTTTTGACAACGCACAAGAGACTTACACAGCAAGATATCAGCATGAGACTGTTGCACTAGCTTTCGCAATCACTGAGGAAGCTATTGAAGACAACTTGTATGATAGACTGTCAAGCAGATACACAAAAGCTCTAGCACGTTCAATGGCTAACACCAAACAGGTGAAAGCTGCTAACGTTCTTAACAGAGCTTTTAATTCTAGCTTTGCAGGTGGTGATGGTAAGGAGCTTTGTGCTACTGACCACCCAACTATCTCAGGTACTGTCAGCAATGAGTTATCAACTTCCGCTGACCTTTCTGAAACATCTATTGAACAAGCGTTAATTGATATCGCAGCATTCAAAGATGAAAGAGGATTGAAAGTTGCAGCACAAGGAGTAAAAATGATTATTCCTTCTGAGCTTCAGTTCGTTGCGGAAAGAATCATGAAATCTGCTAACAGAGTTGGAACAGCAGATAATGATATCAATGCTATGAAGAGCATGGGTATGATCCCACAAGGATATGCAGTTAACAACTATTTAACTGATACTGATGCTTTCTTCATTATCACTGACGTTCCTAATGGTATGAAATACTTTGAAAGATCACCAATCAAAACTTCAATGGAAGGTGATTTTGATACCGGTAACGTAAGATACAAAGCAAGAGAGAGATACTCTTTCGGCTTCTCTGACTTCAGAGGTATCTTTGGTTCACCAGGTGCATAATAAGTAATTTTATAAATACTTTTAAAAGGGGCCTTATGGCCCCTTTTTTTTATGGGAAAATACATTGACTTTATGGGAAATTAATGTACAAAATAAAAGCGGATAATATTGACAAGGAGATATATTATGGCCGCAGTATCACAGTCTTTAATCGCTGAGAAAATTAAACTCGAATCTCAGTGGAATTCTCAGTATATTAATTCTGGTAAGGAAACTCTTGAGATGAAATCTATTGAAGAGAGAATCAAAAGAATCTTAGCAAAATTAAGGTGGAGACATCAAGACTATGAGAGTCATTTATTTTTTAAATAGACTTGCTCTCTAAATAAAAAGGTTTATATTTAACCTTCTAGGAAAAACAACATCATACAGACTGACCTAGCAGACGCACGTAGAGACTGTATGTATTTTTACTACGGAGGTAAAATATGGGAATAACCACATTTCAAGGTCCGGTTGTATCTAAAAAAGGTTTTTTTAATACAGGACCCGGTAATGTTATAACAGTAAATTCAAGTGACAGCTTGACAGTTGCAGATCACGCAGGAAGAATTGTTTACAATTCTGCTGCAGGTGCAGTGACTTATACATTACCAGCAACAAACGCAAATTCTGATTCTTCAGTCGCAGGACCAGGACCAGACTTAAACAATTTAAGCAACGTCGGAGCTTCTATCGAAATTTTTGCAGATATTACAAAGACAGGTGACTTAGTTGTGCAAGTTGCAAATGCAACTGACGTAATGGTTGGAAGTGCATTATTTATTGATGACTCATCCGACAACACCGTTGGTTTTGAAACAGCCTCAACATCAGATACTATTACTTTAAATGGTAGTACAACTGGTGGTGTGACTTATGCAAAGATTGTTTGTACAGTCCTTGCTTCAGGTAAATGGAAAGTATCTGTTGATTCCGGATGTACTGGAACACCAGCAACACCATTTAGCGCAGCAGTAAGCTAATATTAATTAACTCGAGGTGGGGTGTAATGACCCCACCTTTGAAAAGGAGATAAAATGGCCGATACAGTAACAACAAGAACTCTTTTTGACGGAGATAAAAAACTTATAACAAGTTATGTCAATGTTTCAGACGGATCAGGAGGAACAACAAAGATAGTCGATGTTTCTGCACTGAATACAAATGCAAAAGGGCAGACCTGCACTACAGTAACTTTAAACAAAATTTGGTTTAATGTTTCAGCAGCTGCTACAGCACCAATTCAAATTCAATGGGATCTTTCTTCAGGTACTCAAACACCTTTACTAGCACTAAATGAAACTGATAATTATGATTTTAGTTCTTTAGGTGGTATAGGTAACCCTAAAGAAAGTAACTTTACAGGTGATATTGATGTGGTGGCTCCTGCTGCAGCAACTTCAGGTGAAACTTCTACTTTAATTTGTGAGTGGATTAAAAACTACTAGGGGTTCAAATGGCTACATCTGGTACTACATCATTTGACCTTGATATAGATGAGGTTATTCAAGAAGCATACGAACGTTGTGGTGTTACAGCGAGAACCGGTTATGGTTTAAAAAGCGCTCGACGTTCTTTAAATATTCTTTTTTCTGAATGGGGTAATAGGGGCCTACATTTGTGGAAAGTAGCTTTAGCTTCTGTACCTCTAGTAGAAGGTCAAGCAGAATATAACTTTGCTAGTGATAATACTAATTTTCCAAACGACATTAATGAAGTATTAGAAGCGTATATTAGAAATAATTCAACAACCACTGCACCTGTAGATACACCTATTTCAAAAATAGACAGGTCTACTTATTCTGCAATAGCAAACAAATTATCTAAAGGAACGCCTAGTCAATATTATGTGGATAGAACAACAACACCTAGTATTTTTCTTTATCAAACACCAAGTAGCACTTTTTCTGGATCTAGTTATTTATTGAAATTTTACTATTTAAAAAGAATTCAAGACGCGGGAGCATACACGAATCAAGGTGATATTGTGTATCGATTTATTCCCTGTATGTGTGCGGGACTAGCTTATTATTTAAGTTTAAAAATAGCTCCAGATAGAACACAAAATTTAAAATTATTATATGAAGATGAATTAGCAAGAGCTCTTACAGAAGATAGTTCTTCTACTAGCACTTTCTTAACACCAAAGGTATACTTTCCAACAGTATGAGTAGTTTTGCCAAAGGTAAATACGCAAAAGCGATATCCGATAGAAGTGGTATGTCTTTTCCGTATCATGAAATGGTTAAAGAGTGGAATGGTTCTTTAGTTCATATTTCTGAATTTGAAGCAAAACAACCACAATTAGAATTGAAAGTTAAATCCGCTGACCCTGAAGCATTATTAAATTCTAGAACAGATAGGACAGAGCCAAGTGTTCCTGTTGTTTTACCATTTAATCCTTTTACTACTGTTGCTTCAAGTCAAGCTTTCGTAAATGTTTTTTCTCCAGGTCATGGTAGATCAACAGGAGATACTGTAAGATTTAGAGGACCAACAACAACAGGAAATGGTTCTGGTAATACACAATATGCTTCTATTCCTAGTTTCGATGGTATTACAGATATTAATTCTAGTTCAGGATTCACAATAACAGTAGGTCAAAAAAATTCATCAGGAGGTGTTGTAACAGATACAACATCTGACTATTATCATTTTTCAAGTAGTGATACAGCAACATCAGGTTCTGTTTCTAGTGGCAACGATGGTTGCTCTGCAGGTCCTGTTACATTGGAGGCATAATGGCAAAAACATTAAGTGATTTAAGAACAGATATTAGAAACTACACAGAAGTAGATAGTAATGTTTTATCTGATACTATTTTATCAACAATTATATCTAACGCAGAAGCTAGAATATTTAGAACAGTAGATTCCGATGACACAAAATTTTATGCAACATCAGAAACTACAACAGGTAACAGATATATAACAGTTCCTGTTGGAACAATTATTATTAGATATGTTCAGCTTACAAACCCTTCTTCATCTGATCAAGTTTATCTAGAACAAGTAGATAGCTCTTTTATGGCAGAGTTTTTTGCTGATCCAGATAATTCAAATGATTATGCACAACCAAAATATTATGCTCAATGGGATTCTGATAACTGGGTCGTAGCCCCTACACCAGATCAAGCCTATTCTTTAACTATGGCCTATATTAAAAAACCCGACAGTATTACAACATCAGATTCAACAACAACTTACCTATCAACAAATGTATATGATTTACTATTATATGCTTGCCTTTCGGAAGCCTTTAAATACTTGAAAGGACCAACTAATATGTTAGATTTGTATGAACGTTCATATCAAGAAGCTGTTCAGACATTTGCTGTTGAACAACAAGGACGCAGACGTAGAGACGAATACACCAGTGGAGCTATTAGAACTTTAATCGATGCCCCACTACCAAAGTACAAATAAGGAGTAAAAAATGGCAAACATAATACCTGATTCTTTTAAAGAAGAAATTTTAAAAGGAACACATAATTTTGCATCTAGTGGAGGCGACAGCTTCAAACTAGCCTTGTACACCGATATCTCAGGTCTTTCAACATCAACTACCGCTTTTACTGCAACTAATGAAGTGAGCACTTCTGGAACAAATTATACTTCTGGTGGTAATGCTCTAACAAATAGTGGAGTAGCAGTGGCAAGTAATACTGCTTTTATTGATTTTGCGGATTTAACTTTTTCTTCTGTTACACTAAGTGCAGTGGGAGCGATGATCTACAACGATGATAACAGTGATAAGATTTGTTTGATTTTAGATTTTGGTGGAACAAAGACAGCAACAAACGGAGACTTTATTATTCAGTTTCCAGCTGCTGGTGCATCAACAGCTATCTTTAGAATAGCGTAGGAGAATAAATGGCACTTATTGTTAATGATAGAGTAAAAGAAACTACAACCACAACCGGCACAGGAACAATTACATTAGGTGGTGCGTCTACTGGTTTTGAAACTTTTGCAGCAGGGATAGGTAATTCTAATACAACTTATTATTGTATTACACTTCCAGGAAGCGCAGAGTTTGAAGTTGGTTTAGGTACCCTTAGTGGTGATTCTTCTACTTTAGCGAGAACAACAGTAATTAGTAGTTCTAACAGTGATAGTGCTGTTAATTTTTCTTCAGGTACTAAAGATGTTTTTTGTACATTACCTGCAAGTAAAGCAATTATTAAAGACGCTAATGGTGCTCTTGCGAGTACCACAATGTCAGGCGCTCTTGATCTTAATGGTAATGAATTAGTTTTAGATGTTGACGGTGACACAAGCATTACAGCGGACACCGATGATCAAATCGATATTAAAATAGCCAACGTTGATGTTGCTAATTTAACAACAGCGAACAGCGGTGACTTAGTTATCAAGACAGCAGTTTCAGATAAAGATTTTGCTATTAAAGGTAATGACGGTGGATCTGAAATTACAGCATTATCTATAGATATGTCAGCAGCGGGAGCTGCAACATTCAACGATGATGTAGTTGTAGGCTCTAAATTAAAAATGCCTACGAATACAGCAAATAAAATTTTAGTAGCAGACGGCACAAGTTTTGAGGAAGTTGATTTATCTGGAGACGCTACAATAGCTTCTGGCGGTGCAATGACTTTAGCAAACTCTGGTGTGACTGCAGCTAGTTATACAGCAACAAATTTAACAGTAGACGCAAAAGGACGAATTACGTCAGCTTCTAGTGGAGCTGCAGGCGCTTCTGCGGGCTTCGTGATTGCAATGGCCGTGGCGCTGTGATATAAAATGAATAAAAGGAGATAAATAAGTGGCCCAAGATTTCGAGAGAGCTGTAGCAGCAGATGGTTCCGGAGACGTAGCTATCGGTACAACTGCTAGAACAATAATTACATCTAATTCTGATGATGCAATTATTGGTATTAGGTTATCAAATATAACAACAGCTACAATTAAAGCAGATGTATATATTACTAGCACTGCTAGTGGTGGTTCCGCAGATTCTTATATTGTTAAGAATGCTCCTATTGCAAGTGGTGGTTCATTAGAGCTTATCGATGGTGGTGCGAAAATTGTACTTTTATCGGGCGACGTTCTGAAAGCAAAATCAGACACTGCAGATAGTTTAAACGTATGGGTATCTTATATAGATAGCATTAGCACCTAGGAGGTATTATGGGATATTTAGGTAATCCAGTCACACAAGATTTCACCTCTTCAACTTCAGTACAAACTTTAACAGGGGATGGATCTGTTTCTTATGCACTTTCAGCGGCAGCGGCCGTGCCAGAAGATATTGCAGTTCTACGAAATGGAGTACGTCAGAAACCAACAACCGACTATTCAGTCAGCGGTGCACAAATTACATTCACGACAGCCTTAGCGTCATCTGATACTTGTTTTATAATTTTTTTAAATAGTGTTGTTGGTACAAATGTACCAGGAACTGATTCAATAACAGCTCCTATGATGACATCTTTCAATGGTGTTTATGAAAACTTACAAACAATTTCATCAACTGTAGCAGTAGCTGCAAGCGATAACGCATTCTTAGCAGGCCCTGTCACTTTTACAGGTACCGTCACAGTGGAGGGTAATCTCACAGTCGTATGAGCACTCTTGAAGTAAATAAATTAGCGCCTCTTGCTGATAATGGCACAGTTACCTTAGGCGACAGTGGTGACACGA